GGGAAATCGTCCTACGATTAAACCTTGATTACGCATTATACTCTGCGTACGAGTTTGTTTATACTCCTGTATGAGTTTCTGTAACCTTCACTTTATCCTCGTGATAGAGCTGTTTGCTTATATATAATTCCTTACCGTCTTCTCGGTATACAAACTACGAAATTTCTTCTCGTCAGCCGCTACAGTGGCCAACGCGCACAAACCAGTAATTTGATCGCCTATATCTCTCTTATACTCCTTCAAAAACCACGTCCTAAGGTATCCAGCCAACCTTCGCAACGCGTTCATATCTTGATACGATTTCATATTGTCTGAAAAACTGACATAAGCCGCATGTATCGGATCGAACCGTTGTCTTGTCTTCCAATCGAATTCAATAGTCGATATCGGAGCTGCCAACTTTTCCACTCTCGACACTGGACACGGTAACACCGCCACCACGTCTTCCTCGTCAATGAACCATTGATTGCAAAACTTTGTGCAATCAGTTAACTTCGAGATCGAGGACAAATTGAACACATCTGCAACTGACTGATCACACTTAGCAAGATCGAGCATATGTTTCAAAAAGATAGTACTGTCATCGCCAACAAACATACTAGCCCAAGGGCGACCGAGATCGTAACAGTACGCCATGACTAACATGGTCAGCACTGTGTTGCCGAGTGTCGTATTCGAATGACCTGACTTTCTCTGATACTCAATCAAAAGTCTCATACCCACCTTCGCTGTCAGGCTCGCTTGTCGAGCAGCAACCAGCCAACAGTTGATAAATTCCTTGTTGAGCCCGACATGTTCATACCAATAAATCTCCATCCTCATCGCCATCTCCAATTGTGATTTATCGTATTGGGACATATCTGCCTCCAGTTTATATCCCTGTACATGACCTCGAAACCCATTTTCGACCATGAAATCCTTCAGATCGTCAGCATTCTTTTCCGAAGCGATATATACATTCGTCGCGGTTAGTGCCTGCGTACGTCTAAAAACACATTGAAACATGTGACTGGCAGATGCTACAATATTTGTCGGATGAGCACTAATCGTCTGTATCCCGGGTAACTTCACGGTTTGCGTGCCGTTACCAGCTTTCTTTGGCACTCGTTTGATACTCAGCATATTCTTCTTTAAGTTTTGACTGAATAAAACAAACTGGTCGTCATTGATCCCACACAGTTTCGTTACCTTACCGATGTCCTGTTTGTCAACCCACTCTTCGACATTCTGACACGTAGGTAGAATCTGATGCTCCGGTAAACGACATTTCTGAGCTTCCTTCAATGACTGGACATGACCAAACGCAGTATGCCAACGCTTCGCCGCGACCGGTGCCATGCGTTCGAACACTTGCGGTTGTGACACCATAGGGACATTCAACATACGTTTACTTACACCAGCAACAGTCGATCTCAAACTCTGCGGATACGGCATCGATG